GTTTGACGTAGAACCTGTTGCCCGTTCCAAAGTTGACGGTCGTATCGCCTGTCGCGCTGGTCGTAACTTCGCCAGACAACGACCGAAAAGGCATCAACGCCTTGACGCGCAGCTGGTCTACTGAGATTTGGGCAGAGTCATCGTTGGTTTCAAATTCAGCCTTCAGCTCAAACGCACGGCACTTGATCTCTGCATTGTTGAAGTGACGCCATGAGGTGTAAGTAGGTGACCCGCTTGGATCGTCCTCCGTCGTTCGCACGTACAACTTGACATCGCATGTGGTTGGCGTTGTGCCGTCAAAATCCACGATTGAGTCGAAGTCTGGAACATCATCAAGCAGGTCAGTCGCTGGGAAGTAAGACCGGGCTCTCAAAGTGCTTTCAAGTCGCAGACTGCCGACATGCGTCAACGTGAACGGATTGCCGTTGAACACATACTCTCCAGTCGTGTGCAGTACAGAGCCGTTTGCTGCCATCTCCAGCTCTTGGTCAACGCTGTCCACACTGAGGTTGGTTTTCGTTCCAGGGAATGTCGGATCCTCTGTTGCCGACAACGCTGACACTTCCTCAGTGCTCTCAAGCTCCGGCTTCGTGTACTCGATCAAAGCAAAGTTCTGACTCTCGCGACCGCCAGAGTCGATGAACTTCATTGAATACGTTCCAGACTTCAGATCTGCGTAGGCTTCTGTTGCAGCACCTGCGATCTCTTCAGAGATGCTGGTTGAGTTGCTCCAAGTGACGTTTGAGGTGTTGGGCGAGTGACGCAGCCTGACGTGACCGCCGTTCCGCACGTCAAGGTCAAGAGACTGACGCCAAGTCAACTTGGCCTGCCCGTTGACCGGGATCATGTCGAAGTCGATGTAGTTAGCGTCTGATGTATCTGTAATCAGTTGCGGTGGAGCGGTTTTGCCCTCAATCGTGAACGTATTAGTCGTAATGACGCTGCCGCGATTCAAGTAGTTTCTGGCTTGCACCTGCACCTGTAAGTTGCCAGCTCGAATGTCGCGAATGGTGATCGACGGTGATGCAGTGGTCAGCGTCTCAAAGTTGTCATCGTCAACGCGGAACTGGACGCGGAACTCGCTGATGTTGACGCGATCATGCTGCCAGCTGACTGACGCACCAACAAACACACCCTGACCTGTTTCGTAGAGAAACTCCTCTACTGAAATTGAATCAACAGGATTAGGTATTGCAGAAAGGTTGGTGATGTCACGGTTGGTCAGCTCGTTGTCAGACTCAACCGCGTCGTAGATCGTGCCGTTGTAAGCAGCTGCACTAACGCCATAAACACCGTCTTCAGACTCAGCAACAGAAAGAACCCTGAACTGTTGTGACTGGATGTCAGATGTTTGGATTAAAAACACCGAACCAGCCGTAGGTGTTTGGCTAAACGCAGATGTCACGTCAATCGTTGCCGTTCCATTCGCTTGTGGCTGAATACCACCTGCTGGGATGCTGCGTGTTTCAGCAATGCCGCTGGGCAACATCACTGACACCTTTGGATCGTTATCGCTGGTTGCCACGCTGACTGACAGGTTGGTGCTGCTATCAACCGTCAGCTGGGTGGTTGTCGCAGACCGAACGCGACCACTGCGCCTAACACCAGCTCTAACTGGATCAGCAATGTCTACAACCTGCCCTGGGCGAAGAATGATGCCGCTTTCAATGCCAACAGCAAACTGACAGGTCTCAGTCAGATTCTGTTCTGACAACAGGGTCCATTTACCAATCCTGTGTGCCTGCCCCTGGCTATAGCAACCGACAGCCTTAATGTCTTTGTTGATGATGCCGTACTTGGCAACAGCATCATGGTCTTCGACGTATTCAAACTCTGTGTCGCCTTGAGTGTCGTAGTTCTGGTACGCAACCGTTGCGACGGTATGGCGAGCTTTCTGGGACGTTCCAGTGTATGTAAACAGCCCGTCGATAACGTTTGATGGGCCAAGTGCATAACTTGAGTCGGTTGGCTTGTCCTGGTTGAGCACCAAAGAACCTGCACCGTAGTAAGCAATGCCCCTAAAAATAGCTGTCATCTCTTGGATGACGTTGTAAACCTCAGCACGGCTGTTAATCAGCATGTTGAGGCTAAAACGCGGCTCCTGACCGCCTTTGCCGTCATCAACAAGAGCGTTGCAATACTGGCTTACAGAAAAGAAATCGTACTTGTCGAGCGTATCTTCAGGGATGCCCGCGCCATAGCGGTCTGAAATCAGCAGGTCATACAAACACCAGGCTGGATCATTCGTCCATGTAGCCGCTTGGAACGTGCCGTCCCAAATGCCGGAATACGTGACTCGCCCCAGATGCGTGGTGGTGTCTACTGTTGCGTTGCTTGGAATCTTGACTTTGATTCCACGAATTAGATATTTACGGCTTGGGATACTGCTGAACTCACGCGAGTCAAAACGAAGCGCAACAAGCGCAGAGTTTGGGTAGCTGAACTTTTCGTCGATAATCTCGGTAAAACTTTGAAAAATCGTGGTGCTGGCTCGTTTTTGACTGGTTTCGTCAGCACTGACACGCACCATCCGAACTTGAACGTTGGTGCTGCTGCTTAACGTAATCATGTAGTCACGCTGATAGCGGTTGCTGCTTTTGCCGCTAATTGTGTCTGTAACTACGTCGTTAAAACCACCGCCGTTATATTGAATTTGAATCTTAATGTCAACGGTGTGGCCAACAATGTCGCCGTCATCCTCTACCTTTTGAAGACTAGGGATAGTCAGCGTTACGCGAAGACGATCAACGTCTGTTCCTAAAACATTTCGAGTAACGGAGGTGCTGTTAGTTACTTCAATGTTGACCGCTCTTTCGACCTGCGTTGACCCAAAGTCGCCGGGGATGTGGTTCTGCGCTTGAGTGCCATTGCGCGTAACAACGGTGTAGCCAGAAAAGTTGTTGCTGCCGTCTGCGTTTTGAACGGGCGTGTTGTCTAAGAAAATGCTTTTGTTGCCGTCGTCTAGTCCTTGAATCTCGCCTTCACTAACTAGATCCAGCACGTTGGCAAACTGGATCGACTGCAGAGTGTCATCTGCCTCAGTTGGCGTATGTGCTCCACCGCCCCCTTTACCGCCGCCACCAGCGCCTTGAACGTACTTGGTTTGTGTCATACCTGTTTCTGATCAACGTCAAGACCGCTGGATAGCACTGCCGAACCAACGAACACCCGTCCATAGGCTATTGGTACAGGCAAGCCTTGCTTGGAGGTGTTGACCACGTTGTTGAACACAAAAGATTCCAGCTTGGCCGCTTCTCGTCCACGCTCCAAACCCATGTCAGGCTGTGGTGAAATAGCTTGTGCAATGCCGGATAAGGTCAAATACGCGCCAACTTGAAATAAAGCAATAGAGCCAACTGCAGTTGCTCCAGCGCCTGCAGCCAGACCTGTTGTGCTGAATGCACCAGCAAACGCCGCAGATCCGCCAAACGTAACTGCTGATAATGCAATCAAGGCAACGCCAGCCAAAATCTGTCCAGTTCCACGGCCTGCACCGGCAATAACAGGCGTAATACTAAGTACTTCACGCTCGCTAAATGGCACGACTAGAGGAGTCATGTCCTGCTCAGTTATTTTTTCTTTGCTGACTGCTACGCGATAGCCAACACCATCTTTTTCACTATCAATAAGCCACTTTTCCAGCCCTGGAAAGTTGACACACAACGCCTTGATTGCCTGCGCTGGTGTCGCTACATCAAACTCAAACCGGCATTGACCAAGCCGTTTACGCAAAGCGCCATAGACCTTAACGACTTTCATGCCTCAAGGCGCAGGCAGTGCTTTTCCCATAATAACCGCCGTAAAGGTCTCGGCTAGACAGCCTGCCCTGCACATGATGCAGCACCTGCTGGTCCCCCATGTAAATGGCTGCATGGTTTGGTACGGGTGAAACCAGATTCATCAAAATCAAATCACCACGCTCCACCTCCCCTACTGGGATCTTGCGAAACCCTTCCTTGCTGAAATTGTCTAGATACAGGTTCTGACCGTGATCCCACCACTGATCGCGCCGGTCATAATCACGCAGCTCAATTCCGTACTCCCTTGCGTACCAGTCGCGTACAAGCGTGTAACAGTCAACCACGCCGTGGACAAACTCACGTCCCACATACGGCAGCTCAAACCCCGCTGGTTCGCAGTAGCCCCATGCTTCGGTGTTTGGATTAACGATAAACCAAGGCAACTCTGACTTTTCGCAAGCCACACGATCAGCTGTTGATGGCTGAGGATTCGTGATCGGATGGCTATGAACAATCGCCACCACCTCACCTTGGTCCTCTACTTCGTTCCAGCCGCTAAGAACAAAGTGCTCGTCAGGCGTCTCAGCGATGTTTTGGCACGGAAAATACTTGCGCCGTCCTTTGACAACAGCAACCAAGCCACAACACTCACGAGGTGCTTCAGTTTTGGCGTGCTCAAGAATCTCAGCCTTCATGGCTGTTGACAGCCGCATCACTTGGTAAGACCTGCTCCAGGGAACGATCCAAATGGCAGCTCAGCGTTATCGCCAAAACGGCATTTGCAACTAGCAATACGCTTGCCGCACACGTCCTCAGCATCAGTGGTCACACCTTCGTTGTTCACATCAAAGCGCCTGTAGTTGACGCCATCAATATCCTTACCTGGACCGGTAGAAGGGTTGTATCCGCATTCCGTTGACTTGTAGATCCACTGGCAAACGTTGGCGATGACTTGTCGTTTAGGCAGTTTTTGACCGGCTAGGTCAAACTTGCTCGCCAGCTCGAAGGTCACCGTGTCGCGTGACTCGCTTGCTTTGCGGTCGATAAACCAACGCTCTTGCGGGAACTGAGCGTTTGGATCTGGGACGCCACTGGGGTTGTCGAGAGTTTCAGCGTTGAAACTGTCCCCATCCTGCGTTGTCAACGTATCTCCAGCTTGAGTGATCGCAACGTTCTCAAAACGGAAGTTGATGTCATCAAGGTATTTTTTCAGTGTGCGGATGCGCCGAACCTCCGCTCCACCAAGGTCATTGCCTGCTGTTGTGGCATTAACCAATGCGAGCAGCACCGTCATGGTGCTGTCGAGATTGCTGACCGTCAACGTTGGGCGAGGCAACGTTCCAGTGCTCGTGTACTCAAATCCCTCTGCTTTGACCGGCAACCGCGTGTACTCGTTGCCGTTAAATGTGACGTTGACTTGTTGATTGTTGTCATTGCGGCTCATGCCAGCGTGCCAGCGATACACGTCTGAACTGCCATGCAGGCTGCTGTCTAAACGCAGCTCGAACAGCTCGATAACGGCGCTAGGTGCAAGCTTGAGCAGCTCGTCATAAACACTGCTGATTGCAGTCCAAACGCACGTTCCATCAGTAACCGTGCTGGCTATATCAGTCGGCCATGTCGGTTCTGAACTGGCTGACGTTCCGGCAGTTGTGCAGCGAAACCACAAGCCAGTGCCGTACGAAACCGATGGACGACGAACGTCACCAACAGAAAACGCGGTGCTAGCGGTCCAAACTGCTGTCGCCATTACGGTTCAAAGACTTCGCGGAACGTTGTTTGAATTGTGGCGCGGTTCAAGTATGGAATCGACTTACTCCACGTCTCACAGACAAACTTTGAGCTTTGGCTTTCTCCTGGTGGTGTGAAGTCAAATGGAG